CGGAAGGACGCAATTCGCCGGCAGATCGAGCTGGTCTCTGATCAGACAGCGCGTGATATCCTTTACCAGAGATATGTCTCACTCTACTCCTGGGAGCAGATCGCCGTCAACCTGGGATACTCCAGGCGGCACGTGATCCGGCTGCACGGTCATGCACTGGTGCTGTTCGGGAAAGATGTCCTTGAATGTCACTCTTGACCTGGCTTATGATTACACTGACCCTTCGGGTCAAGGACCATACTGCTTGCTGTTTCATCATATCCTCCTTTCTCCCTAGGGACGCGTAAAAGCGTCCCTTTTGTGATGCATACATTTACGAGGTGATAACAATGGCACGGTCTTCACGGTGGCCCAGGATACGCACCCTGGCCTACCAGCGCGATAAAAAACGCCGGGCCCCCTGCCACATCTGCGGGGAGCCGATAGACTATCTGGCCCCGCCCTCCAGTACCCCGGACGCCTACGAAGCGGATCATATTGTTCCCGTACATATGCGGCCGGATCTGGAGCTTGATCTGAAAAATATAGCCCCCTCCCATCGCCGCTGCAATCGTCAGCGAGGAGACGGGACAAACGGGACAAACGTCATCGGTTTGCGCAGCAGAATTTGGTGATTGAGCGGAGCATGAAGCAACGAAAGCGAAAAATAATTTTCAGCGTTGTGAATGAACAATTTATTGTATGTTGGAAATAGGCCGCAATAAAAAGAAGATGAGTTAAGAGAGGCAGAAAGGCGGAGGGGCCAGAACATCTTAAAAAACATGCCCGGGCAACACTCCACCGGCATTGCAGTGTTTTCCCTCCCCAAGCAATTCAAATGTTTTTTTGTCGCTCCGGTGGTAAAATATAGCCACAAGGAGGGCAAAAGCATGGGGTTGTTCAAGAAAAAAGAGGTGCATGAGCCGCCAGAGCCGGAAAAGAACCCGGAGGCTAAGATTGGTACGAAATGGGAGTCCGTATGGACGAACCTAACCGACAAAATGCTCCGCGTGGAGCTGGAAGGCGACAAGGCAACCGCGGGAATACTTACGTTAAGGCGAAGGATGACAGGATCCAGCTTGTGAGCCGCGGCGTAATATTCGCTGAGGTCGGAAAGCGTGGCAAGGCGTACAAGTAACTGGAGCCGCATATCGGATCCGGCGCCGAAGAGATGGAGATCGAGGCAAGAGAAGGAGATTACGGAGTCTATTATCGCGTGGGTCTGAAGTTTAAGAGCACGGTGATTGAATATCCGTAGAAACGAGAACAACGAAAGAATGACAAGAGCGCGACCAAAAGGTTGCGCTTTTTTATTGGGAGGATGTGAAAGTGTGGATAGAAAGATTAAGACGTTGGAAAAGGCCATCATAACCGTGCAGAAGAAGATAACCCAGCAGATACCGGTATTTAGAAACGCTCCACTTGCTCAGGAAGTCATGGTTGGGACAGGTGAGACGATGCTTCGTCAAAACCCGGAGGTTTCTGAGTTTAGAGCGCTTGTGAAGGATTACTCTCAACTTCTTAAAGCATACAAGGAGTTGACGGCAGACAGCGATAATAAGTCAAATGTGCAGGCGCTCGAAGATATCCGGTCGAAGTTCAAGGTGGCAAAATGATGGGGGTAACTGAGGCAAGGATCTGGACACCTCCGCTGAGGGCATTGACGGAAGAAACGTCTCTGGGGTTTGCAGCTATTGAATACGCAGAGACGGTGCTGAAAAAGAATCTATACCCATGGCAAAAGTGGTCGCTGATCCATGCGCTGGAGATAATAGGGGATCTGGAGACCGGCTGGAAGTTCCGGTTTCGCACGATCCTCTTTTTGATATCAAGACAAAACGGGAAAACGGTTCTGTCTGAGGTCATTGCATCGTTCTTTTTGAATGTCTTACAGGTTGACTCGGTCTTTGGGACATCCTTGTCGCTCGACAAAGCGGAAGAGGTCTGGGAAGCGGTCATAAACGACCAGGAAACGGTCCCGGAACTATCTGGAGAGATTGACAGAGTATCACGCACGAATGGAAACAAGCGCCTGATATTGACCGGGCTACGGCAATACAAAGTCGGAGCACCTACCAGACGCGCCGGACGTGGCGACTCCAACGATCTAGTCATGCTTGACGAAGTCCGCGAGCACAGGGATTGGGAGACGTGGTCGGCGGCCGCGGCCAGCACGAACGCAAAACCTAATGGCGTGATCGTGTGCTTTTCTAATGCCGGCGATCCTGACAGCGTAGTTCTGCGTCAGCTCCGGGCTACGGCGATCAAGTGTATTACGGGCACGGAGTCGGCTGACTTTGGCGGCGATGTTGATGGGGATACACTCGGGCTGTTTGAGTGGTCAGCTCCGGACGGAGCGAAAACCGACGACATGGATGCCCTAGCACAGGCAAACCCCGCATTGGGATATGGGTATCTGACAGAGAGGGCCCTGCTGTCGAATCGGACCACGTTCCCGGAAAACAAATTCCGTTCGGAATGTATGTGCCAGCAGGTTGAAACGATTCTCCCACAGCCATTTCCTGATGGTGCATGGGATGCTGGCGTGGATCCATCATCTCAAATCGCGCCGGAGTCTGAACTGTATTTCGGCATTGACCTGTCACAGAACCGGAGATGGACTTCTATCGCCGTGGCCGGGCTTCGTGCTGACGGTAACATGCATGTAGAGGTTATTGCGAGGCAGATCGGGACGGAATGGGCGCTAAAGTGGTTCCAGGAACGCGCAAAAAGGCGCGAAATGAACCTGGCGTTCCAGGGGCGCGGATGTCCTGTTGTTGGACTTGCAGAGCAGATATGCACGATCCCGAGTATACATCGCATGGCGATTGAGGGCGGTGAGCTGACTGCCGGATGGGGACGGTTCTGGGACGGAATTGCCGCCAGTGATCCCGCGAACGCACGCGGCGGGCTGAGGATATTTCATCTCCCGCAGCCGGTTCTTGACGCGCCGGGTAAGACCATGCAGCTCCGGCAGCTCGGAGGCGGTGTGGAGTTGCCGGACAGGGTAAAGTCTCCGGATGATCCGTCACCGCTGATAGCATGTTTTGTTGCTTTTTCTGCAGCGACACAGATGGCAAAGGAAGAAAAGAAGATATATAAATCGGCATATGCGTCCGGAGGTACGCTTATGTTCGTGTGAGGAGGGCAGTCACAATGCCTATCGTATCAAGTTTAAAAAAGCTATTTGGGCGGAATCCCGTGTATCTGTCCATCACTCCGGAAGAAGTTCCGACTGTTGGGTCATTGAGCCCGCGACAGCTATATGCCACACAGGCAAATCTGCACGCGGTCATATCCTTCCTGTCGGATTCTGTCGCACAGCTTCCGTTGAAGGTATATCACAGAGATGGCGAAAATGATCGCCAGCGTGACCGGGGCAGTGTTGCCGCAAAGCTGTTGTGGCGACCGAATGCAGACCAGACAGCATATGAGTTTATCAATGCGTTGTGCACGGAATTCCTGCTTATGGGATGCGCTACGACATGGGTTCTGCCGGATCCGGATTCTGAGAGTGGCTATCAACTCCGCCTGATCCCGCGGGAATGGATTATCAACACGGAGCGCGAGACGAATTACGCGCCTGACAAGCTTCGGATCACGGCCGGGACTGGATCGTATATTGACATTCCACGCACGGAATTTGTGCAGTACAGGATGTATTCACCTGGCAATCCGGGCGGCTATCAGTCACCAATATCCGCGCTTACTCAGACGCTGACGGAGCAGATTCAGGCTGATCGCTTCCGTGAGAAGGTGTGGCGATCTTCCGGGCGATTTAATGCGTACATCACCCGCCCGAAGGATGTCGCTCCGTGGGATGACGAGACAAAGCGCAAATGGCTGACCGCGTTCCGGGACGGCTGGAGCGAGGGCGGTGGTAACGCTGGCAAGATGCCACTGCTGGAAGATGGCATGGAGATCAGACCCTACCAGTTCAACGCTAAGGAAGCGCAATATGCGGAGACAAAGCAGCTATCCCGCGAGGATGTCGCTGCAGCGTATCATGTCAATCCGTCGTTGATATGGCATACGACGACACAGACATACGCATCGGCTAAAGACAATGCTCGTGCGCTGTATGCGGATTGTCTCGGCCCTACCCTGCAGATGCTGCAGCAGCGCATGAACAGCTTCCTGCTGCCGATGATAGGCGCGGATCCCGATACCTATGTAGAGTTTGACTTGACGGAAAAGCTGAAGGGGTCCTTTGAAGAGCGCGCATCCATCCTGCAGGCGTCGGTCGGCGGTCCGTGGCTTACTCGCAATGAGGCGCGAGCGGACAATAACCTTCCCCCGATCGAGGGCGGCGATGATCTGATTGTTCCGCTAAATGTTCTGGCAGGCGGACAGGCAAGCCCACAGGACACGCACATGGATGAGCAGGAACCAATGGCGGTCATCTCAACAGGTGAGGCGTGCGGCTGTCCTTCGTGCAAGGCCAAGGCGGATGCCATCCGCATCAAAGGTCGCTCGACGAAGGAAGAAGACGAGCGTATGGCAGAAGTGCTGTCAAAGTTCTGGAAGAGACAGGCTGATAGCGTCCTGCCGAAGATCGGTGCAAAATCGGCCAGCTGGTGGAATGAGGACAGATGGAACCGAGAGCTTGCGGAAGACATTGAGCCGGTGATTAATGACGTTGCTGACGCGCACGGCAAAGAGGTAGCAGACGCAATCGGAAGCAGGTACATTGCGGAACAGACCCGGAACTATCTGCGCGCACTGGCAAAAGGCCGGGCGAAGGCAATCAATGATGCCACATACAAAAAACTGCAGGCTGCCATAGAGGACACAGATGATGAAGAAAACACTCCGGAGCACGTCTTTGAAGTGCGGGCGAATAAGGACGCGCTTACGTTCGGGCGGTCTCTTGCCATTGGCGTAGCAGGGTGGGCGATCACGCATGAAGCACCGCAGCAGGCCGAACAGCAGGGGTTCCATAAGACGGTCGAGAAGGAATGGATAACAGGCGACAATCCGAGGTTGGAGCACGCCATGATGAATGGCGAGCGCGTGGCGATTGACGAGCCGTTTTCCAATGGTTGCTTCTGGCCGGGTGACGAGAACGGCGACGTAGATACTACTGCGGGTTGTAACTGCTCAACCGCGGTCATCATCAGTTATTGAGGAGGTTACCATGGAACACTTATACAAAAGCTTTGAAGTAAAGGCGAACGACGCCGGAGAGATCTCCGGATACTTCAGTACTTATGATCGGATCCCGGATGCTTATGGCGATGTGATCGCGCCTGGAGCATTTACCGAGACCAT